ATCCAATTTACCTTTTTCCCACATATTGATTTTTGTGGCCTTTTTGAGAGACGTATGTTTTCTAGGATTGGTCAAGAAATTCAGGATAAAATTGGATATCCAAAATTCTTAGCTGCATGTACTGCTATACTTGTCACTGGATTGAGTTTTTATACTTTTACAAGCTTATTATCTCATAAAGAGACTAAGAAATTGGAAGTACAAGCTGTCCATAAGGATAAGGGTAGAGCTCCAGTGGGAGAAGATGAAACAATTAATGTTTGGTATAAAGATCATTATCAGTTAACAGATTTTGATCTCACGAGAAAGAGTCTCTCGTGGAAAGGTTTGAGTATAGATAATCTTCATAACAGATTGCTTAGAAACTGCATTCACCTCCATTATAATATTAATGGACGAGTCAATGACATACGGGCAGTAGGTCTTAAAGGTAATATATATTTGTTAAACTCGCATTTTATTCCACCAGACGAGTTTTTTGACCTGCGCATTGTGCGCGGTGGAGAACAGGCTGGAGTTTCCACACAGCGTACTGTTAGAATGTATCGTTCTCAATTTATGTTTGAGGAAAATTCTGACTTATGTTTTGTGGAATTTAAAGACTTGCCTCCTGTAGCAGATATCACTCAATTATTTTGTAGAAATAGTTTGGGTGGGTCCTTTCATGGATCAAGCTTGTCAAGAGGAAGTAATGGAGAAAATGAAATTCTATCTATAAATAAGTGTTTTTCCCAAGCAGTCTATTGTAATCAATTTGGTTATAATATAGATGTTTGGAATTATGAGAGACCTATTGATGCTACTAATGGCATTTGTGGTTCTTTAATAGTTGGACTTACGTCATTTGGACCAGTTTTACTTGGAATTCATACTCTAGGTAATGGCAAGGTCTGTATGGCGTTGAGAGTTTCTATTGAAATAATCGAAAGAAGAATTACTTGTTTTGGATATCAAGTTCAAGCAGGTGCACCAAAAATAAATGCTTCTGGAACCAATTTTACATTAGTTTCATTGCATGAAAAGTCACCAATTCGATATGTCGAAAGTGGTGCTGCTAATGTGTACGGTAGCTTTTTGGGTTATCGTGCTAGTCCCACATCTCGGGTTGAGAGAACACTTCTATGTGATTTATTATTAGGTTCTGGATATGAGCTTAAGTATGGTGCACCAAGTATGCATCATTGGAAGCCCAAGAGAAAAGCTCTCCTTGATATGGTAAATCCACCGATTGGTTTAAATTTACCCCTCTTTCAGAAATGCGCAAAATTCTTTTTAAAAGATATACTGAGTAAAATCAGTCGTGAAGATTTGAAAGAAGTGCATATTTATGATGATTTCACCGCTGTTAATGGTGCAGCAGGAGTTAAGTTTATTGATAAAATAAATCGGAATTCATCCATGGGTTTTCCATGGAAGAAAACAAAGAAATATTTTTTCAAATTTATAGAGCCTGTTGGTGACAATCAGCATCCAATAGAAATGGATGAAGAGGTTATTGAGAGAGTTTATGAAATGATTGAACAATATGAGGCTGGTAAGCGCTGTTGTGTAATATATTCAGCAGCTTTGAAAGATGAAGCCAGAAAGTTTTCTAAAATAGAATCACATGCTACTCGTCTTTTTACTTGTGCCCCTGTTGATGCTTCTATTTTGGGTCGGAAATATATGTTAGCTCTTGTTAGAGTTATGCAGCGTAATCGATTTATATTTGAAGCAGCTCCAGGTCTTGTATGTCAATCAATGGAATGGCAAGATTTATACGATTATTTAACTTCTTTTGGAAGTGATAGAATTGTGGCTGGAGATTTTGCTAATTTTGATAAAACAGCAACTTCAGCAGCTCTGCAAACTGTATTTTGGGTTTTAATTGAAATATGTCGTGCCTCTGGAAATTATGATGAAAAAGATATGCGTGTTTTACATGGCATAGCTATAGATACATGTTTTCCATGGGTTGATTTCTTTGGAGATTTAATCGAATTTTTTACGATAAATCCTTCAGGACACTTTTTAACAGTTATTGTTAATAGTGTCTTGAATAGTTTGTATATGAGATACTGTTTTGCTATTTTGTCACCAGATTGTAGTTGTGCAGACTTTAAAAAATATGTGCATTTAATGACTTATGGTGATGATAATATTATGGGTGTTTCATCTGAAACGCCATGGTATAATCACTCAACTATAAAGGAAATCTTTTCTACAATAGGCATCGTTTATACGATGGCTGAAAAAGAAGCTATTTCTGTTCCATATATTAATATTTATGATGCCACTTTTCTAAAGAGAAGTTGGCGACGAGATGAAAATGTTGGAACTCATTCATCTCCTTTAGAATTAGAATCTATTCATAAGATGTTAACTGTTTGGGTTCGTTCAAAAACAATAACAGCAGGGGAACAAATGGAATCCATTGTTTCATCAGCTGTTCGAGAATATTTCTATTATGGAAAGAGTGTTTTTCAGAAGGAATCTGAATTTCTTCTATCTTTGATGATTAAAGCTAATTTAGAGACTTATGTATGTGAATCAACTTTTCCTACATGGGATAATCTCATTGAGGAATTTTTTATTTCTTCAGAACTTTTAGGGTGTTTGTCATACCATCCTTCTCTTAAAGAGAAAAACCAACTAGTGACTAATTGTGATAGTTACTGCTTACAAGCTACTGCTAGCTACAGTAAATTGGAGAGAATGGATCACAATTATCCGTCCGCACCGGCAATCCCGAAAGCTTCTATTAAGAAGAGTGCTGCAGACGCACGACAAAAAAGCTACTTTGCTAAGAAACTAAGTTCAAACTTGGCATCGTATGAAGGACTTACTAATTACGAAAATCCCCTAAAACAGCGGGAGGTGTCACGCCTCCACATTCCTGAAGAAGTTTGTCAAGAAGATTATTTCTTGAGAATTCTTAGAAAGGAATGTTTATATTTAAATTATAATTCTCGTTGCTCGTTGTTGAGTTACATTTATGCATTACAAGAACAACAGTCTCGAGAAACCCCTGTAGGTGACAAACGATGTTCTGAGATTTATTCTGTTGGAAAATCACA